CCAGCGAACGGTCAGAGTGACGACGTCACGGCGGCTCTCGCCGTTTTCCGTGATTTCGTGGCCAGTGATGAGTTTACCGCGATGGTGAACTCGCAGGCATATGTCCAGTAATCTATTCCGGGTGCACCTTATTGTGCTCGGAATCTTCGCCTCGTTTGTTGTTTGCGAGTCGGGGGTAATTACTGACAACTTTGGTGCATTCCGCACCATCTCTGACGTTCTATGGAGTTTTCAAGATGAAACCCCAAAAGGGCCGACCTCAATCGAGGCTGAATCCGTTCACGGTTGCCCTGAACCTTGTTCGAACACTGCTCCCAACCCCTGACGATTCGGCGAGAGCCAAAATCGAGGGGTGGATTCGTCAGCGCAATTTCGCCGCGCTGGCGAACGTTGGTAACATCGAAGATCGCGAGTATCACGATCCCGAGATCGGGTCTGTTCTGGCTGAACGCCAGATTGCCGCTCTGTTCAAAAAGAACGCGCAATTTTCAGACGATAGCACCTGTGCCGCTGCTGCTCAGAAAACATTTGAGCGTGGCGAACGCATTTGCCGTATCACCAACCGTCGTCTAGATTGGTATGGTCTTAACCGAGCAAGGCTCGGGGACAGACTTTGTACCTGGTTGACAACGATGGAAGCCGATATCCACCGGCTATTAGGTGACCGATCCGCCTTCGAGGAGAGGATCTCCTCGCTTGTGCGTGTTACCAATGGAGCAACCGAGGACCGGCCGCGACGTCGTGCCATCCCCTTCCTTAAAGTAACGGGAAGGTTGAAGGCACCACGTATGGCTGTTCCCGCGTTGGGTCGTCTACTTCAGTTTTATGGGGTAGATCTATCCTCCTGCCGCTTTACAGGCGTTGAGCGCAATGCTATTACGCTTGTTCCGAAGAACTGGAAAACTCATCGCACCATTGCGAAAGAGCCGACCCACTCCCTCCCTTTCCAGCTCGCGCTGGATCAATGGCTCAAGGCCAAGTTAAGGAGGTGGGGTGTCGACTTGAGTTCACAGTCAAAGAACCAAGAACTTGCTCGCGTTGGATCCA